GGCCTCTCTTTCTATGGCAGAGCCAACTCCTACACTGACCCCAGAGGTCCAGACCGATGGCAGTAGTAATCGACGCAACAGTGGGCGGCGCAAACGCCAACAGCTACCTGACGCTGGCGGAAGCGCAAGCGATCATTGATGGCTTTGTTGAGGACGCTGATGTCCAGCATTGGGGCAGCGGCAACACTGATAGCCGCAACCGGGCGCTGTTTACTGCAACGCAACGGCTAGACCGCGAGCGGTTCCTTGGCGCACGGGCAACTGATACGCAAGCGCTGCAGTGGCCACGTACGGGCGTGCGCAAGCCGGATACCTATATCAACACCTATGCCGTTGGCTTTCCGTTTCGCATCACGACGGACTACTTCACCGATACCGAGATCCCAACGCAGATCAAATACGCCCAGGCCGTGCTGGCGGTGTTCCTGCATAACAACACCAGCGCACTGGGGCTGAGCGGGCTTGAGGACTACAAGAATGTCAAGATCGGCAGCCTTGACGTGACGCCTAACCTTGGCTATGGCGCCGTCGGTGCAGATAAGGTGCCGCCGCTAATGGAGCGATACCTGATAGGGCTTAGAATCAGTGGACCAGGCAACGTTTCCATCCGCAGGAGCTGATCATGGGTTACGCCTACCCCGGCGCTGAGTTTATTGATGACACCTCAGCCCATACTGGGCGGTTTGGCAAGATCGTTGCCCTTGAGGACTCGGTGATTGCCAGCCTGACTGCACTGGACTACACCGGCAACACGCTGAGCGCCATTCCGTTTAATGCAAGCTGCGAAATGGAAGGCGTGTTTACCAGCATCACCCTGACCAGCGGCACTGTCGTTGCCTATAAGCTCTAATGGCACTTGCTACGTCGCTACGGAGCGTTGCCAGCAAGTTGATGGCAAAGTTTGGTGGCGAGGTGACGTTTCGCAGTGTGACTGCTGGCGCGTATAACACGACCACTGGCGCATCGACTGAAACTGTTACTAACATCGATATCAGGGGCGTGCTTGAGGATGTTCGCCGCAGCGAAGTCAACGACCTAGTGCAGCAAGGCGACAAAAGGTTGATCATTGCAGCGCTTGACTTGAACGGCACCACGCCAACAACTGCTGACCGAATCGTGCTTAATAACCGCAGCCTGCAGATCATTGAGGTGCGCACGATCGAGCAAGACAATACGGCTATCACCTACGAGTTGATCTTGAGGGACTGATGGCACCCAGCATCCGCATTGCAGACATTGGCGACTACGCAAGCCAGCAGTATGAAAAACTGCTGCGGGTTGCAGTGCTGGAAACCGACAGCCGCCTTAAGCTGGCCAGCCCTGTTGATACCGGCAGGTTTCGCGCTAGCTGGCAGGTGGGTGAGAATGCAGCGCCGGGTGGCCAAGCTGATCCTGGCATCTATGGCTCAACACCACCACTATCACGCATCGGCTACGGACAAGAGCGCATCGGCAACGTTTACTCAGTCCACAACAACCTGCCATATGCTGAGCCATTGGCCAATGGCAGCAGCAAGCAGGCACCACCTGGCTGGGTGCAAGGCATCGCCAAGGACATCCAAGGGTTTGTCCGCGTCAATGCAGACCGCATCGGCAGGGAATCATGAGCAGTACCTACAACGACGTCCGGGCTGCCATTGAAGACCGCATCGCCACTGAGATGGCCATTGCACCCGCGTACCCAGTCAGTTATCAGAACGTTCCGTTCAGCCCACCTAACAACACGCCATGGTTGCAGGCATTCATCCGCTTTGGCGATAATGCTTACGCAACGCTGCGTCCTATCGGCAGCTCGGGCTTTAACCGACAGAATGGAACGCTGGTCGTTAACGTGTTCACGCCTGTCGGTGTTGGCACTGGTGCTAACTTCACCATTGCCGAGCGCGTAAAGGATCTATTTGATCGGCGCACGGTATCTGGCATCATCTTTGATGCAGCATCGGGGCCAGCGCAGGTAACGCCTGCATCGCCTGAGCCATATTACCAAACCCAATTAACCATCACGTTTGAAGCGTATGTAGACTGACGCCAGCCAACTACCGTTCATCACATGGCTGTTACAGTTTTGTCCGGTACGTCCGGCGCCCTTTATTACAAACCCGCTGGCACCACCGGTACGTTCGGTGAGTCCAACGTGACCGCAGGCAGCGACGAGATCGTCGTGCAGACCTACCTGAACCTTAAAGTCGGTGACCCCGTTAAGTTCAGTGTGGTCAACAGCCAAACCGGCGGCGCCGGCTCTGGCACTGTTCCCGGTGGCCTGACCGCTGGTACGACCTACTACGTCATCACCTACACCGCCAGCACCGGTGTGCTGAAGGTTTCAGCCACTGCCGGCGGTGCATCCGTTGACATCACCGACGACGGCACTGCTGTCGCCCCTAACGAGTTTCAAGTCGCATACGCCGACTATGCAGCCGTTGGACAGGTGCAATCCTGGAGCTTTGAGATCAGCCGCGCTGAAATTGACGTCACCACAATTGGTCAAACCGCCGGACAGTATGCGCCATTCCGTGCTTACATCCCTGGCTTTGCAGATGGCAGTGGCACTGCTACTGTCTATGTGACTAATGAGGACGCTGCTCTGTCCAACCGCATGGTTGAAGATGTGCTGCAGCGCCAGCAAGTCGGTTGCGCCTTTAAGCTCTATACCGACAAGGCTGGCACTGAAGCCCTTAGCCGCAGCCTCAGCATGGATGCCGTGTTGCTGACTGCTAGCCTCAACATCAACCCGGATGATGCACAACAGGTGGAGATCACCTTCCGCCCAACTGGCACTCCGTCCTTTGACTTCAGCACGAGCGCCTAATGTCAACTGCACTTGCACGCCTGAAAAAGGCAGCTAACCTAACGCCATCCAAGCGGACTGTTGTCCTTAATGACGGCAGCTCGTTCGAGTTTTACGCGACGCCGCTAACGATGGCCGAACGTGAACGGGCGCAGAAAATGGTTGGCGGCGATGAAACCAATGGCTTTGCGTTGAATCTGCTTATTATCAAAGCAGTAGACGACGCAGGCCAGCGGTTATTTCAAGCAGGTGAAATTGCTGAGCTGAAGAATGAGGTGCTGGACAGTGACCTGCAGGCAATGATGCTTGCAATCATTACAGAGCCGGAGGCTACCGAAGAGGTAGACATGAAAAGCCCTCAAGGCAGAGCTAAAGCGCGATAACCTGTTGATGCTGCAACTGGGTGTAGCCAAGGAATTGGGCTACACCTTGACACGTCTTAAATCAGAGCTGACCATGGAGGAGCTGCTTCTGTGGTCAGCTTATTTTGATGTCATCAATGAAGAGCAAGAGCGTAGAATGAAGCAACACCGACGGTAGGCCGTGTCTGTCGTAGCAAACGTTGCTATTAACGTTGACAGCCGCGCTGCCGTCTCAAAGCTGCGTGACGTTCAGTCGCAAGCTGGCGCAACGCAGCGCGCATTTGATGGCCTTGGCGCTGCTGTTGGCAAGTTAGCGGTTGCATTTGCTGGTATACAGGCGGTTAAATTTGTTTTTGCCAAGACTGCAGAGTTAGAAAGTCAAACCCGCAGCCTTCAAGTATTAACCGGCAGCGCACAAAAAGCTAAGCAAATTATTGAAGAACTGCAACAGCTTGGTGCGGTAACACCGTTTACCAGCACCGAACTTGTTGATGCGGCAAAGCGGCTGCAAGCATTTGGCGTTGAGGCAAACAACGTCGTCGAGACCACCAAAAGGCTGGCCGACGTAAGCGGCGCCACTGGTGCTGAGCTGCAAGGTTTGGTGACTGCCTACGGCCAAGTGCAGGCCAAAGGCAGGCTGCAAGGTGAAGAGCTGCTGCAGTTTCAGGAGCGCGGCGTAGCGCTGCAAGCAGAACTACGCAAGATGTATGGCCTATCTGGAGACGAATTCCAGAAGGCACTAGAAAAAGGCCGCATCAGTGCCAAGGCTGTTGAGGTGGCGATTCAGCGCCTAACCAGCGCTGGCGGCAAATACGCCAATGGCGCTATTGCGCAAAGTGATACGTTAAATGGCAAATTATCAACTTTACAGGATTCATTCCAGCGACTGGCGCAAAACATCGGCAAGTTTTTTGAACCTGTTTTTAAGTTTCTTCTGGATGGCATTAATGCCTTCTTGGAAAGAGTAAATAGCGCTGCTGCGCTGCAAAATCAAACTCGCGCGTATCAAGAAGCGGCTACCAGAACACGCAATAAATTTGGCGCACGTGTGATGAATCCATTCGACACAGAAGTGCAACAATATAGACAGAAACTTGAAAAATCATTAGTTAAGTCAGGGATGCCCACAGGTGCTCCATCATTCAAGCCCGCTGGCGCGGTTGGCGCAGCACCAGCACTGCTTGCTCCGTCCAGTGGTGGTGGTGGCGGTGGCGGATCAAGCAAAGCAGCCCGTGAAGCCGAACGTGCTGCTGAAGCTGCTGCAAAAGAAGCTGATCGTGTTTCGCAGGTGATCCGTGATCGTTTGGCAGAAGGCCAAATGATGCAATTGAGATCAACTATACAGGATCAAATTGCTGCGGCCGAGATGGCAGGCAATGAGCAGCTTGTGGCCAGATTAAAAGGACAGGAAAAGCAACTAGACATTGAATACCGCTACGCCCAACTGCTGGCGCAAGAAAAAGACATCAAGGCGCAAGAGGCAATTATCTATGTAGGTAATACTGAACAAATTGCCAACCAGCGAGACATACAACGCGAGCTAAATCAACTGCAAAATGAAAGCGAGCGCAATCAGATTGCAGCGCTTCAGGTTCAGGTTGGACTGCAGGCGCAATTGACGGAAGGCCAAAAACGTATGGAACAATTGCGGACGGAATTTGCTCAACTTGTAAATCTTGAGAGCATCTCTATTACTGCAGCGGATAATATCGGCGGTGCCTTTGGCCGGGCGTTTCAAGAAATAATCAATGGCTCATCAAGTGCTCAAGAAGCTCTTGCCAGCATGATGCGAAGCATTGGTGAAAACTTCGTCAATATGGCCGTACAAATTATTGCTCAACAAACCACAATGGTGATCTTGGGGACTATTCTGAAAGCCTTGGGCATTGGCGGTGGTGGCGGTGGTGGCGGTTTTTCGTATCAAGGCGTAACCGGTAATCCGCTTGGAACGTCCATGATTTCCGGCAATTTTACTCCTACAACATTTAGCACCGCCGGATTGGGCTTCCGCGCCAACGGCGGCCCCGTCTCCGCTGGTGCTCCTTATGTCGTTGGCGAACACGGCCCCGAGCTGTTCGTGCCAGGGCGTAACGGCAGCGTGGTGTCCAACTCCGGTCTGCGCGATGCTATGGGTGCTGCACCCGGCAGCAGTGGTTCACCGGTGCTCAACATGAGCTTCCAGACAACCAGCATCGGCGGCGTAGAGTACGTCAGTAGAGATCAACTGGAGGCGGCCATGGCCGAAACCCGCCGCCAAGCCACCCGCGACGGCGCCAATCGCGGCATGACCATGACACTGGATCGCATCAAGCAATCCCCGCAAACCCGTAGCCGCATCGGTATCCGCTGATGGCCGCGTTCCCCTCGATCACCCCAACCGGCCGCAGCTTCCGCCCTGGCGTGTACCCACAAAAGGTGTACCGCTCCCTGAGCGGCGCCACCGTCAAGCGCACCTACGGCAACTCGCCCTACGGCGCCCAGCTCGACCTGGAGTTCGACAGCATCTCCGACGCCACCGTCGTCACCCTGCTGGACCACTACCGCAGCCAAACCGCCGCCAACCGCCGCTTTACCCTCAGCAGCAATGTCACTGCTGGCATGTCCAGCACCTTGGCTGCTCGTGCCAACGCCAGCATCGACGGCCTCCGCTGGGAATACGCCGGCCCGCCGGAGGTGCAAACCATCCGCCCCGGCATCAATAACGTCCGCATCAACCTTGCTGGCGAAATCCGCAATCCTCTGCTTGACGATTGATGGACATCCGCATCTGTCAATTCTTTGACCTAACCACCAGCACCGGCAATCGTCATTTCTTTCAGAACTACTTTGCCAACGAAAACAAGATCTACTCTGGCCGCGCCTACAGCTTTGCCCCATTTCGCGCTGAAGGCGCCATTGCCAGCCTCAACGGCGAAAACAACATCCTCCAGATCCTCTTTCCCAACCTTGACCTCTCAGTTGCCATGCTCCAAGCGGGCGACGGCAACCGCCTGAGCACATTGGAGCTAACAACCGTCTGGTTGACTGCCGACGGCAGCTACACCAACAACGTGCAGGTCGAGTACTACGTCGGCGTCGGCAGCAGCATCAGTGACACCACGCTGGAGCTGCGCTTTCGCTCTGCCATTGACAGTGTGACCAGCAACTTCCCCAATCGCATCCTCACCCGCGAGCTGGTCGGCCCGCTACCGCTTGACGCCCAGCTGGTGCTGCAGTGATCAACGTCAACGACCTCATCGGGCTGACCTACGGGTGGGACCATCGCCCCGGTGACGGCAGCGACCAAACGGACTGCTTCCAACTTGCCTGCGAAATCCACCGCCGCTTTGGCTTTGCGGACTACGCACCAGCCTTTGCCTGGGTCTACAACGAGTTTGACGACGATACCTTCCCGCGAGTCCGCATGGCCCGCTGGCTCCTGCAAAACGGCAGCCGCTTGACCACTCCCCGCCCCGCCGCCGTCGCCTTACTGCCCTCCGACGTTGGTGCAGCCCTTGGCACCGTCATGGAAGACGGCAGCACTGTTTTCATTGGTCCGTCTCATAATGTAGTAAGAGCCAAGCTGCCAGAAGGCACCGGCCAACTCTTCTGGATGGAGCGATGACCCGCAAGCTGCTGCCCTACGAGCACGACCTCATCGCCACCCTTGGCATCACCAAAGAAGAATATCTCGACTTCCTGGCGATCCAGCAAACCTATACCGACGCAAAAGAAGGCACAGT